GACCGGATAGGTTTTCAAAGCTGGCCTCGAACTCTTGGCGGAAAGTTCGGGGGTCGAGTTGGCCTCGTGCAGCTTCGATTTCTTCCGGTGGAACGTTGCCGCCTTCGATCGTAGTGAAGCTCCACCGTTTCCAGTTAGCGTCGCCCGTGATGCAGTATTGCCATAGCTCGTAGAACCAGCTGGCCGTTCCATCGGGCGTGGAAATAAATAAGGCCCAGCCCTGTTTGTCCGCTAGTGCGGGGCGGATTACTTCGAACCAGACCTCGGCGTCCATAAATGCGGCTTCGTCGAGTACCACGCCGGAAAGGCTGCGGCCTCGTAACGCCATTGCGTTTTCGGTGCCCTTTAGTTCAATTGTTGAGCCGTTGACAAGTTCCAGCTTGAGGTCAGTTTCGTTCTTGGATTTGATCCACGCTGCGGGAACAATGCGTTTCATCACCTTCCAGGCGATGTCCTTTGCCATTCGGTACGTTGGGGCGCAATAAAAGAATGTTTCGCCGGGTCTGGCAATCGCTCCACGCAAGAGTTCGATGCAGGCTAGGTAGGACTTTTCGAAGCGGCGGCCTGCAACTAATACGCGGAAGCGGGTGTCGCTGTTGAAAACTTCACCCTGTGCGTGCCGTAGCGATAGCGGGGGTGGTGTACGTACAGCCATACTACAGTAGAAGGTATTTGGTGCGTATTTTTTTGGGGCCTGTACTACAGGATAGTTGACTTTTGGTGGATACCCCCTTAGTATTACAGTAACAGATGTTTCCCACGTACCAGCAGGTTCCCTATGTCCTTATGCACGCCGCCCTTGTTGCGAACCCGCCCCCATTATTGAGAACGGGTCAACTGTAACATTGTGTGACGGTTTTTGAGAATGATTCTCAATCGTCGTCGATCGCTGCGCCGGCTGCGCACAGCAGGGAGCCACCGGCTGTCGTGGCTAGGCCTAGCAGCAAACAGACGCGCGTTGTGGTCTGCTCGCTGTCCGGGTGAGCTTGTAGCAGGTGAGCAGACCCTACAGCACCACACGCAGCCGTAACGGCGACGATACCAAAGAGAGCTGTTTGGACGAATTTAGTTGTGATGAAGTTGGCCATGATAAGAAGTTCTGATGTTAAAGATTGTTAAACCCTGAGGTGATCTCAGAAAACGTGCCCGATTAGTCAACCTGAAATTCAGTGCTGACTGACTTAAGCCAGGACTTAAGCTCACCGACTTTGACGTTGATTCGGGGGGCGCTTAGCCTTGCATTCTGCAAGCGCGCAGGCAAAGCATCGCTGCCCGCGTAGCCTTCCTCCCAGTAACCGGTAGCGCGTCCAAAGTCGTTGATTTCAAACCATGCGCGACGTGGGTTTCCCTCTACGTCGTTAGGTGCGCACAGATAAATAAGATTGAAAGTCATGATGGGAGGAAGCGGTTGGTGTGGTTTGATCCGCTTGCCTGTATTGTTGCACAGTACAGGCAGTTGCCAACGTCTAGAGTATTAAAGAATAATTAAGCCGTCACACCGTGGATCCGACGCCATGCGCACCAAGTCACAGCCTGGCACTCACTAGGACTAAGTCCGAGCTTGGCTGCTGCCTTGCGATAATCACTTTTGATTTCAGCTCGCAGCTGGACACTAATTTTGGGAACATCCTTCAGACCTGTCCGTGCTCCATTCCAAATGCAAAACGCATGGCCGTCAATGCAGACCTCATCCAACTTGAGAATGCATGACGCGAACTCCCGAAGCTTCGGTCCGCTCAATACGTCCATGATCGCGTCAGTGAACGGATCCTGATCTAAATCTAAAATCTGAATCGCCTTGGCTTTATTCTTGCCAAACGTGCAAATTTTGACGGCAGCAGCTGCGTCACGATCCACACAATAAGCCTCGATCAAATTCTCAGCGTCTAATAGGTTCCGTTCCCACTTGTTCCGTGGTGACAGTGACGCGATGACACCGACCACGGTCTGAATGCACAGGCCATAATCTGACGCCATGATCCGCGCGGTTTCGTAGGCTTGCGGATACCAAGCACGGCCCACCGTGATTTCGTGGGGAGTGGCTAGGTCGTAAACTGCCTTGATTCTGTTGACGTTTTTAGTAGACATGGCTTTAAGTTGGTTTAAGTGAGTTGATAGAGTAGCAGATCAGTTCATGCGACCTTTGAGTAAATTGACGCTTGCGCTTTTGCTGTAGTCCTTACCGTAACGAACCAGCACGCAAGCAAGACCCGCACGGTCGGCGTCTTCGCTGTTGATATAACGGCCATAGCTGCCGCCAATACTGACAATCTGGAAGTCTTTACCATCGGACCAGTCAGACCAGATTGCTGCTTTGCTGTTGTATGCGCGGCCATAGGCTGCGATGACTGTGAGTTCAAACATTTTTGACCTTGGTGGGGTTCCCGTTAATCGTCTCACAGATTAGAAGGAAGCGCAATCCCCAAACCCGAAACACGCCAACATTTGCCGATCGTCTTGTTTTTCCTGCCTTTCCTGTTATTGTGCTTTCGTAGTCAATCGCCACACCATGGCAACTCACGCAGAAATAGAACAGCGCCAATCGGTTATCCGTGGCTGGCTTGAGTCTGGCATCACTCACAGCAGCGCGGCAACCATGGCATCCGTCAGGTTTCACATAAGCCGATCCGTCTCCTATGACGCCATACGTCAAGCGCAGCAAACAATCGATTCCAGCGATGACGGACCAGCAGAATCAGAACAGGATGACCTAAACCCACTTTCAATTCTCGCAACGCTTCAGCATCACTTCAACATTGCCGCCGCAAGTGGAGACGTGCCAGCCATGGCGAAGCTGGTTCAATCCATGGATAAAGCCAGGGCATGGCGTGGATTAAAACAGGAGAAAGCGTCACCGCTGCAATCGCCCCATGCTTGACACCGTGCCAGCGTTAAGCTGGCTTTGGCACCACAGCACCACAGCACCACGGCACCACAGCACCACAGCACGGCCCTAACGTGAATCACGGTTCAAATGCAGGCGCAGCCTGCTTTTTCGCTTGCCCACGTCTAGTGCTGCTAACGATGGGAGACGGACGCTCCACTTCGCAATACTTCGTAATGTCCACGTCAGTGCATCACGCGACACGCTGTGCGCTGGCGGCATGTGGAAGCACGTTCCAGCTGCTTGAATGGCAAATTAGGCCGTGGCCTATTGAATGCGGCGATCTCGGTAAAGGCGAATTTTTAGCGTCCTGCTATTCCTGATGAATGGCGTTTTCGAGGCCCTTTAGGCCCGAGAAATAACGTTCCACGCGATCTTTGAATCGCGTTTCGGCGCCGATCAGCTCTAGTGCGGATAGCTCGCGGACCTGTGGTGCTCCGGTACGGCGTGCCACCACGATTAACGCTCCAGCTGCTTGAATGCCGGTCATTTCACGTAGTCCCAGCGAGTATGCACCGCATTGGTCTATGTAGTTTTGTAACATGTCCTCGTTTCTTTCGCGGACGCTGGTCTTCCAGTCCACCACATAGAGTCCTTTCCGGTCCTTTACCTCCAGCAGGGCGTCAGCCGTTCCAGCAAATCCAAGCGGGTGGCGGACGCTGAACTCAATCGCATGAATGGCGGCAAGGTTGGCTTCGATCCACCCTCGTAGGCCGCGGGCATAGCCTGATGCGCTCCAGGCAACCCTAGGTGCGCTTTGAATGGCCTTGTCGAGTGCCCAGCTGGTGATGGCTGGTGGGCAACGTTCCAGGCCCTCCTTGTTCTCTTTTAGGCTTTTTCGCTTGGTGGCGGTTTGGATGGCAAGTTTTCTGGTGACTCGTAATAGACGTTCCGCGTGATCATGGGCAAGCGTTCCACGCTTTGCAGCCATGTCTCGGTCTTCACTAGCAGTCGGTCTAGATAGCCACCGTTCCAGGGCCTGTTGTTGCCATTCGGGTGCTGTCTCTTTGAGGATATGCGTAACGCTGTGAAAAGTGCTGCCAGCGTCATCCCGATACACGCGGAAAGGACCAGAATCATCACGTACCAGGGTATTTCTACCTAGGCTATGCAGCTTTTCCTGTGTTTGGCTAGCCATGCGTTTATAAGCTGATTTTCCTTTGGGACTATTAAGTGATATGAACTAACCCAACCGACCTTATCGCCGACCGTGATGCGTACCATCGAGTCGGGTTCTGTTTCAATCTTTGTTTCCGGCACCTTGCTTAAGTCCGGTAAACAGTCTGTGGTAGGGGTGCTTGGGGTTGTCTCGGCCATCGTCGATGTACATACGTTCCAGCCTATTCTGCCGTTCTCGTTGTTCTTGTACTTGTTCCCTACTGGTCATAAAATACTCTTTCCCATATCTACTATAGCTACAAAAAAACCCCGTGCCATAGGAACACGGGGCCTTGTTAGGTGCTAGGCAGCTTCCTTGAATGGATTACCACCAGCAATCAGCCTGGTGATGTCAAAGCCAGCATCTAGTGCTGCCTGCCATGCCTTATCCAGTACCGCTTGGCTGGACTTACGGGGTACAGGCCGCAACGTGTACTCCGTGTTCAGTCCTGAGCCCTCCTTGCTCAAAACAAAGTCCCATTCCATCAGATTTTCGTAGTCTTCCATTTGAGAAAGACTGTCAAATTCCTTGATGATCGACTTCTGAGTAATGCTCAGAACTTGAATGGTTCTTGACTCGTGGCTGTAGCAGGGCACAGCAATCGCAAACTTGACGGCTTCCGGTCCAGTGCCTTCCCGGTTCATCCGGCGTGAATAGCCTGGTCCCATTTCTTGCTCAACATCAGCAGGTGATGGATCGTCAAGAAAACGGAATGGCCTGACGCTGCCGTCTGTAGCTTCGCCCCAGCACTCATAAAATTCCAGTGGCTCTTCGGCGAGCAACGCAAAACGAACCTGGCTGCCTGCCTGGATCTTGCTGGGGTTTAGATAACCGCCGCCTGCGCCGCCTAAAACGGCCTCTTTGTTCTTCAGGAAACCCATTGAATGGCTTTAGCTGTGGGCTAGAACTGCCCGGTGCTTGGCAATAGTAGCACACTGACGAGGGTGGACAGCTCCGCTACAATGAAAAGCGCCCCAGAGTTGGTAAGACTCTAGGGCGCATGTCCATGTCTCCCTGTATGAGTTTAGCAAATGAATCTGCTGTCGTTTGTTCGGTCTTTGCCGAACCAGTGGGCAACAGCGCCTATCTACAAAAAAGGCGTTCCAATGCCGAAAGGCGGTGAAGCCTGCGGCAAAAATCCGCTTGGTAGGGCGCACCACGACAAGATGTCGCCCGAAGCCACGGCGATGGTCATTGAACGTGAGCCCGAAAAGTTCCAGGCTGTTGGTGTTTTTACAGGACCACGCTCTGAAGGGCTGGTCATCCTTGACGTTGATGCCAACCTTGGCGCTGTTGAGGCCAAGTGGGGCAAAGATTTAGCCAAGGCTCCACGCATTACATCGCCCAAGAAAGCGGCTGCAAAGTTTCTGTTTACCGTTCCATCCGAACTTTGGACTGAGGTCTCAGACATCAGCCTTGCCGGTAGCGGTGAAGGCTGGGAAGTTCTGTGGGGCCGTCAAGGGCTTCTAAACGGTGCCTACCCCGCTGGTGGTGCATACACGCTTGAAGGTGACCTAAACGCCGTTCCAGAGGCTCCTGGGTGGCTTGTAGAGCTTATGAAGCAGTCGTTCAAGGCCAAGAACGACAAGAAAGTCACTAAATCAGTCCGTGATGGCCGCTGGTCAATGCGTTCCACTGAAGAACGGATTGCCATTGCTCAGTCCTGTTTGTCGGTTATCCAGCCACAAGGCCGGGGCTCTGAACAGCTTTGGTGGCAGATCGGCGCCATGCTCCAGTCCGACCTGCCTGGTGATGAAGGTCTAAACCTGTGGCGTGAATGGTCGCTCCAGGATTCTGAATATGAAGATGACTGGGCTGATGGCAAAGATCCTTGCCTAAGTCGCTGGGAAAACGGTTTTAAGTCCCAAGGCGGTTTGGGATTTGGAAGCCTTATCCGGCTGGCCGATCATTACGACCCAGAACGGGCACGCTTCACTCGTGATGGCTGCGCCGCAGTTGTTGATGAAGTTGAAGCCAAGCCTGTTTTCTATCAGCGTGTTTCGCTGTCCTTTGAGGAAGTAATCGAAAAGGCTCGTTCCTATTTGGAGCTGGATAACCCCGCTGAGATGAACTTCAAGCTCAATAGCTTGGCCCTTGATGCTGGTTACCGAGACCAATTTGCACTCGAAAAACTAATCGTTGACCAGATTCAGTTTGAAGGCGCTAAGGGGCTTATGGATGTGGCTGCACTCCAGGATGTAGAGGGTCAGCGTGAATATCTGATCCCTGATGTGCTTCCGCATCCTTCGGTTGTTCTGATCTATGGCGCTGGTGGTGATGGCAAGTCCATGTCTGCCTGGACCCTGGCAAAGCACATCGCTACTGGAGCACCCTTTGTGGTCCGTGGGAAGCACGTTCCAGTGCAGCAAGGCTCTGTGCTGCTGCTGAATGGTGACCAGCCACTTATCCAGCTCAAAGAGCAGCTGGAAGAAGTTGAGTATCCGCTGGACTCCAATACAAAGCTGCTTACCGATTGGTCGCTCCAGCGTTATGCCCAGTTCATCAAGCTGATGGAAAAGGTCCAACCAAAGCTTGTTGTTATTGACTCGCTAATTGGTTGCTCTGGTGGTAGAGCATTCGATGAAAACAAGTCTGACTTTGCAACGCCGCTGTATTGGCTGACCAGAAACAACGGGGTGCTGTTCCCTGCAACGACCATCCTCATCATTCACCACGCCAATAAGCAGGGCGGTTTCCGTGGCACCTCTGCCATTCGAGATGCTGTTGATGAAACATGGTCACTCCGTAAGCCCAGCAAGGAGGACGTGGAAAAAGGTTCCGCTCCAGCGCACAGCCGGATCATCACGATTGAGAAGTCCAGGTCTGGTCGTTCCGGTACGGCGCTCATCATGCGCCAAGAGGACGACCTGAGCTTCTCCGTGGCTGATTTCACACCAGAGGTCGATGACAGCAATACATCGCCTTCCAGCGTCACTGACAAGGTGCTCCAGCGGCTTCGTGTTGGTCATCCCCGTGCCTTTTCCAATACAGACCTCAATTCCGATCCAGTGGTGGGTGGAAAAACGGCTGCTATCCAGAAGTCGCTCCAACGGTTGGTAAAGCGTGGCCTTATTTCTGAGATTCCAGGGGTTGGTAGGTACGGAAAAAAGACGTACCAGGCTGTACTCGCGTGTGGAGAGGTTGCGTATGTGTGTCCACCTAAAGAAACCCCTTCCACTGGAACGGATCTCAGGGTGGACAGCACCTCAGAAAAAGAA